GTACACTCTGTTGGTCTGTTATGTTACCGAGTAACTGTACAAGATAATCTCTGTCCTCTGTCGGTGCAAAACGTGATTTTAGGCAGATAATCATATTTTCAATGCTTATATACTCGTTAAAATCGAAACCGATAAATTTTGCTTCGGCAGTAAAAGGTCTTTCACGTTGCATATCATCTCTTATTGCACCGAACACGTGTACTCGTTCTGCTGATGTTGCTCTGACGAACAGCGGAAGATTATACTCATTTATCTCTTGTTTTATCATCTCTGCCAAACCGCTTAGACTTGAAAGGACTATTGTATCAGCAAGTTTATTTTCAATCCTATATAAGTCCTTGTCCGAAAAAGCACCTTGCGGTGTTACAATCACCTTTGGTCCTGTCATATCCTCGATTTTTTCAATAAACTCTCTATCAATCATTATCTTTATCCTCCTTAAATTACATTGCTTTCTTAATTGCTATAACCTTTGGCTCTTCTTGCTCTGAGCCGTCTAACGCCATTTGTCCCGGAACTTGTGGCAACATTTCCACCAATGCCTTGCCCTCGTCTGATTCAGTCAAGAACAACGCACTTTCGATGTTGTTTGTCGGTACAAGTGTTGATTTTACCTGTGTTGACATTTTGATGTTCTGTCTTTCGCTGTCCGGCTTTAGTGATAACGTCAATGTTATCTTTCTTACTGCGTCCGCCTTGGTGTTTAGGTCGGCGATATTATCAACGACCTTGCTTAGCTCATAGTCCAATCTTTCACCGATTGCGCCACGAGCGACCTCTAATAAATTTGCATTACCCACTTTTTATCATTCCTTTCTTGATTTTTTATTTTTTTGTGGTATAATATATGTAAAACATAGATTAATCTATGTAATTACCTTTGACCGTTTACGAGTGCCAGCTCTAACGGTCTTTTTCTTTTGTAACAATATTGATATACGGCTCACCATTATTCCACGAATGGCGTATTTCAAAATCAGCACTACCATTAATCAATATTTTAGTTCTGTCGGGAAATGCCCCTAATATTGAAACAAACTCGTCATTTTTGTAATTCTCTACTTCATCATTCATCTTCTTTCACCTCCAACTTCTTCTTGATGTCTTTCAGCATCTTTAATTGTAATCTGTATTTCTTATCGACTGCTTTATCAGTCGGAATACACAACGACATAATTTCTTTAAACGGCTTACCCTCATACACGCTTATACATATTACCGGTGCAAACTTATTGTCACCTACCATTGTGTATATCACGACAGGCGCGTCGTCACGTTTTGCCGCTAACAAATTAATCTGCATACATAAATTATGTAGCATGCTTATCTGAACTGTTGTCATTTGTTATCCTCCTATATTCATCATCACGATTATTTCAAATGCTATCAGCAACATTGAAAACATTGTTACCGCAATGATATATTCTGCATTTTTCATTTGCCATTCACCAACGCAATCACTTGGTCTATCTGTCTGTTGGTCTTTTCGTCAAACTTATGACTGCGTGTTTGTGGTTGTTCCTCTGCAGCATATATACCGCCCTTCATATCAGCCATTGCTTTACCGGTATCAACCCACGCTTTACGACCTTTCTCATTTAGACTGTTCCATATCCTCATTATCAAATTCATTTCTTATCATCCTCTCTCATTAACTTCCAACCACCGAATAACCCCACTCCAAAGCTAAACAACGCTACTCCTATAACATACATATGTTATTCCTCCAATTCGAAGTGGATTTTTACCAAATCAATTAACGCAAGATATTCTTTGGCAAACTTACTATTACCGTGCGTTTCTTTTACCTTGTCAACAAATTCGGCTAATGTTCCGTAAAAACAACCGCATTTAACAGCTATATTTTTACCCTTTGTTCTGAAAATGGTTGTATTCCTACACACTGAACCTAATCCTTTTATTGTTATATAGTCTGCATTGCCGCACACCTCTGCATTGCCGCACACCTTTGCATTGCCACACACCAAAGCATTGCTGTACACCTTTGCATTGCTGTACACCTTTGCATTGCCGTACACCAAAGCATTGCCGCACACCTTTGCATTGCCGTACACCAAAGCATTGCCGTACACCTTTGCATTGCTGTACACCTTTGCATTGCCGCACACCTCTGCATTGCTGTACACCTTTGCATTGCCGCACACCTCTGCATTGCCGCACACCCACGCATTGCCGTACACCCACGCATTGCCGTACACCCAACAGTTACCTTCTTGAGATAAATTGCGTTCGCTTTCAACATAACCTCCAAGCTCTCCTTTTTTTACATTACCAAAATCTTTTAGAGCTTTAATTCTGTGTAATGCTGTTCCATACACCTCTATTGTTTCATCAGTCAATTCATATTTTTTCATATATTATTCCTCACTTTCCGCCCTCACAGGCACACATAGACCGTCCGCAACAAAATAAAACGAAAGGAACTATTTTTTTATGGAAGGTAAAACAAGTACCACGGATGGTCCGTGTCTGCCTGCAAGGTATTTAATTTTTATGACATCTCTCTTGCTAACTTGGCGACAGAGATATATCCTTTATTAAAGCCAAATAGCTCTAATACTGTTTTTCTATTCAATCCGCAGAACGTTGCTACGTTTTTGACGTTCAGCATTTCTTTATTGGGATAAACCTCTTTAATTCTTTCAAGGTTGTCCCTATACGAGGGCTTTTCAAGTGCCATTTCGTTCACCTCCACTTCTGCAAGAAACTCTTTACCAACATTACAACCGACACTGGAAACGCTATAGCAGCGAGAGTGCCGCAAGCAATCGCTATCATTACTATCATTCTTTTCACTCCTTTACTAATTATATTTAGGTGTTAATCTTACTCTGTAACCTTTGACGGTATCTACGGAATTAGATTGTATAACTGCAATGGTTACAGGGTTTTCTTCATCTGTTTCTACTACTATTTTTGTGTATTGACCTAATGTTTCTTTATCAACCATTTTTCTGCTCCTTATTTAGTTTTTACTTTCTGTTCTTGTTTTGCTATCCAATCTACACTTACATTAAATAGTTCTGCCAATTTTGACGCATAAGCTAAGTCAAGGCTTTTTTGACGTTCACCGTTTTCTATATAAGTATAATAATTTTGACTTATACCTAAGAAGTCTGCGACGGCTTGCTTTGTCATTTTCTTTTTTAGCCTTAATTTTTTTAAATATTCTCTCACGTTCTCACCCCTTATTCTCACGTTATGTGAGTATTATATAACACAGCGTGAGAATTGTCAATACTTTTCTTAACATTTTGTGAGAATTATTTTATTTTTATATTTTTTTATTGCATAATCTCACTAATAGTGATATTATAAATTTAACGGAGGTGACTATGATGTTTGCAGAAAAATTAAAAACATTAAGAAAGCAAAAAGGATTGACACAAACGAAATTTGCAAAAGATTTTAATATTGCTACCGGAACTATCGGAATGTGGGAAACAGGCAAACGTCAGCCTGATTATAATACTTTAGTAAAAATCGCAAAATATTTTGACGTATCTATAAATTATCTTTTAGAAGAACAAGCAGAACCTGAAGAATTGCAAATTGCTCGTTCAAGAACAAGAGAATTACACGAAACTAATAGTGTCCCTACTATTCAAACTATTGAAGAAAAAACTGGTACATCTTACACCACCTTTAGACAGTGGTATGAAGGTACAGGAGATTACTTTAACGACAAACTTTATCTCATTGCAGATTTGTATAATGTTTCAATAGATTACTTATTAGGACGTCAAGAACAGCTCCCTGAATTAAACAATAAAGACCAAAAAGAAATACAAAAAATATTAGATGAAACAAAAGAACAACTACTATCACAGGACGGCTTGATGTTCGACGGTGTACCTGCAACAGAAGAAGATGTACAAAAGATAATAATGGCTATGCAAATGGGTATGGAAATGATAAAGAAAGAAAACAAAGCCAAGTTTACGCCGAAGAAATATCGTAA